ATGGCTGGCGCACCGCTTCCAGGGACGAGCGGCAGGGCTTGCACGCGGGGGCGGGCGGGAGTGACTTCGCGCTCGATTGGCATGTCTTGCACTTCTTCCGCTGTCTGCATGCCCAGCGTGATGTCGGGCGCGTAGAGGCGGGCAAAGAACGCAGCCGCACGGTATCGCAGCATAAGCTCGGGCATCGTGAGCCACTTGGAACCGTTTTTCGTACTCCACCCCTCAGACTTTGCCATCGCCATAGACACTTCCGGCCCCTCGATCACGTCGCCCGATTCAATATCTTTGCAGTGTGCGACACATGAACGGTTGGCTTTGTCTCCACTCATGCGGAATTGCAGAGGGGTGAACCTCCCTGATGCATTCACCATGGCAATCAGGAATGTGGCACGGAAAGATGGCCGACCGTGGATGATGTCGATGTTCTGAATCACCATGAAGGCGTCCGCTTTCAGGCGATGGGCGATGTTCAGACCGATGGCGCAATTTGCGACATTACCCTGAAATTCCTTCGGGACGAGGCTGGACGAGGAAAGCATCTTTGCTTGCCGCTGGACAAGCTCGAATGCAGCGACATCTCGCTTTGTTTGCGGGTCGATGATCTCAAGGGCTTCTGTTGGTTGGGTAGTGCTCATGGCTGTTCGTCGGTGGTGGTGATTTTGAGTTCTTCCTGCATTGCAGCCCAAGTAGGCCGGGTGGTGATCGTCTCTTTCTCGAAGGCCATCGGCCAGTGGTCGGCGGCGGTAGCGTCAAGGATTCGCTGAATCAAGGTCGCTGCGTAGGCCCATCCTGCTTCGATGTCCTGTGGGGCAAGTTCCGTGACGCATGCCTCATAGGGGGCGGATGAGTCCTGCCAGATGAACTTCCAGCGAGTGCGCTGATCGTTGGGAAACATGGCGTTCCACAGGTTCAGGTAGATTCCGGCCTGCATGTGGTAGCCGAAATTTGCCGTCTGTTTGGCAAAGCCTTCAAGGCTGAACGTGCTGACGGTTTTCAGATCCGCCAAGAAGTCTTCACCTTGGGGAGCCAGGTCAACGAGCCCTTTCACTTTGGCCCCGTTCACCATGCCTGCCACAATCACCTGAGACTTGGACTTGGCGAAAATATCGGCGCTGGCTTTGCAGGTCTGAGTCAGCATGTTGACGGCGGCGCGGGCATCTTCCAGCTCGGTAGCGGTCACAATCACCTTTTTCTCGGCTTCCTGGGTAGCCTTCCAAGTTTGCGCCTCCTTGGTGCGGAAGGAATCGAAAGGTGACAGGGCGATGTCGGAACCTTCAAGCTCTGGTGTCGTTGTCAGGCAGTCGATCAAGCTGCCCCATCGCATCGCCGCCGTGGTTTCACGCGGCTGGGTATGGTAGCGCCACTTGTAGAGGCTGGACGAATCCAACTCCCAAAGGACGCTCTTGGACAGGTAGGAGTCAGGATCAAGGATATTCGCCCGATTGCACCGCAGCTTAGCGTGGTAGTCTCTCGGGGAGATTTCAAAGATGTTCATGTTGGTGTGCAGATGGTGGTTTGTGGTCGTTTCTGGTAAATCAGGCGGCGCGTTCTGCCAGCAGGTCTGCTTTATCCATGCGGGCAATCGTACGGGTGATTGCTGGGGAGTCTTCGCGAAACCTCTCCTCAACATAGGCTTTGGCCTCTTCTTGGATCTCTGGTGACAGGAACTCCCACATAGGCACGTCGCACACGAAGATTTCGTGAAGAGTTGTTCCGGTGTGGTCGAGGTCGAGGTGGGGGTATTTTGGCCACTGGTGTTTCTCGCCAATGAACTCGCCTTTGAACTCAGGGGAGTTTACGAACTTAAGGGCGGCATGCAGCTTGTCGGCCAGTTCTTGAAGAGCGTTAGCCTCTTCGTGGAACCGTGTAGCGAACGCGAAATTCCCGTGGCCGTCGGGCTTGAGGGTGTCGAGAAGGGCGGTGATGTAGGCGGTGGTCATTACAGTGAGGCAGCTTGGGTTTCGATCCACTTGGCAAATCCTTCGATCTTGGCCGTGATTTCAGCCATGACCGCTTTGCCTTCGGCGGTGGCGGCTTCCGGCGTCTTGAGCGTGCGGACAGTGGCGGCAAAGGACAGAGCCTTTTGCTTGTCGGGTGCGCGGGCTGCTTTCTTCTGGGCGGCAGCTTCTGCGGCGGCAGCTTTCTCCTCTGCGGCCTTTTGGGCTGCAATCTCTGCCTCCAGTTTGGCGCGGGCGTCCCGCTCTTTCTTTGCGGCTGCATCGGCTTCCGCCTTGATGCGGGCAAGCTCCCGTTCCGCTGCCTCGCGTTCGGCCTTGGCCTTGGCTTCGATGGCCTCGCGTTCCTTGCGGGCTTTCTCGGCTGCTTCACGCTGTGCTTTCTCCGCTGCCTCGCGTTCGGCCTTGGCCTTGGCCTCACGCTCCGCCGCTTCTTGGCGCAGGCGCTCATTCTCGATGCGCAGACGCTCACGTTCTGCGGCCTCTGCCTGCTCGCGGGCGATGCGCTCAGCTTCGGCTTTGCGGGCGGCTTCAATCTTGGCGGCGTGGAGGAGTTTGGCGTCGGCGAGATAGGATTCCCATTGCTCGGCGCTCATGGCGTCGAGGGCTGGCACCTGCTGGCCTTCGGCAAGATAGGGGGCAAGTTCAGAGGTGCGGCGGGCAAGCGTGGCTTGCCGCTCGGCTTCTGCCAGGCGCTCGGCAAACTTCTCCTGCTCGTCAAGATGACGCTCCATGGGGACGATTGCGGCCTCCAGAAGATTGTACACGCCGTCGATAGCGCGGCCCATGAGGAGAGCGTCAGCCTTGAGAGCCTTGCGGGCTTTGTCAGCGTTGACTCGAACATTCTTCAATTCGAGCCGAATCGTGCGGGCAAGCTTCATTTCGGCCTTTTGATCGGCACTGGTGACTTTGATAGCGAGGGCTTGAACGCGCCACTTCTCGGCCTGCTCGAATGCGGATTTAAACCCGGCTTCGATGTTGGTTAGGAGTGAGGCAGGAAGTTGGTCTTTTTCAGGAACGACGATAGCAATAGCGGTGTTTTCAGTGGTATTCATGGCGTGGTGGAAAATGGTTGCTTGTGAATGGAAGTGGTATCAATGCCCTTTGTAGTGCCACCAGCCCAGGACTGAGGCCAGCAGGGAGACGAGGCAGCAGGCTTCGGCGATTCCGCGCATGAAGTCGGCGGCGATGAAACCGCGTTCGGATGGTTTCGGAAAACTCATGACGCGGTGATCCATACGGGGCCGCGCTTTGAGTTCCTTGTAGTTCTGCCAAACTCGGCAAGCCAGAAGGATGAAGGCTGGAGCGAGAGCAGCGATAAGCACGCCGCAGAGGTCGAGGAGCCAGTGATGTTCAGGGGTGGGGTTCATGGTTTGATTTCTCCTTTTGCTTTTGAGATTGCACGGCGGATCACTCCCGCCACTTCGTGCGTTTCATCCTCGGGCCTCATGTCGCACTCACGCCATAAAGCCATGAATGATTCGCAGGCTTCGAGGAGTTCTGGAGCGGCGGCAAACAGACGCGCTGTGTGCCCCTCGGTTTCGCAGGTGTCGCCCGGTTGCCCGTTCTCAATGGTAGCCACATGGAAATGGGGTGAAGATTCCGAGACGACAACCCAGCGCTCCGGATCGCCATCCCATCCTTTGGAAGCCATCAAAGGCCCCGGTGTGTGAAGTGGAGTGCTCATTCTGCGGAGATCTTGGCGATGAAGTTGCGAATGGACCCAGCAACGGTATGCTGGCGGTCGGCGGTGATTTCTCCCTCGCTGACAAGGAAGGCGGCGATGGACGGCGCGTTGTGGCCTTTCTTGACCATGGCGACGATAAGCTCGCGGTAGTCCTCGGCCTTGAAGCCGGGGCGCTGGGGCTGTTTCCAGCTGCGGGATTTCGTGATGAGTTTGGCGATGGATGGCATGGCGGTGGTGCTTTCTGGTTTGTCTGACTAAATGCGGGGAAGGTTCTTGAGCTTGTCGGAGCAGTTGCGCGACATCCACTTGCGGGCTGCGGCTTCGGTCACGCGGAGGCCTTGAAAACCGGGGATCTTCTTGGCTTCGAGATTGCCGTCTTTGATGTGCTTGCGCACTGTCGGCACGGTCACGCCTGCTGCGGTGGCGAGTTGGGCGAGGGAGAACATGGCGGGTTATTCAGCGCGGTTCAGTGGCTTGTCTTCCTTCTGGCCGGTGCAGTAGATGTCGCAACCGCCGTTCACCTTGCGGCAGGAGTAGATCTTCTTGGTGCGCTTGCCTGCGACGTGTGCGCGGTGAAAAAGCACGGTTTGCTTGATGGGGCCGCGATACTCAAGGCACTGGCCGACAGCGATGCCCTCGATCAGAAGACTAAGGCTGTCTTTCTGGCGGGGCTTGAGGTTGTTGGCTCGGGCCGGTGGGGCCTTGGTGACAACGTTGATAGATGGGGCGGTGGTGGTCGTGGTGGTGTTCATGGGTGTATGTGGTGGGAAATGCTGTTTTCTGGTTGTTGCGGGTATTAGGAGGCGCGGGCAATACCGAAGCCGCACGCTTTTTGCCATGTAGCCAGAAGGTTGCGGGAGTGTGCAGCGCTTTGCTTTGCCATAGAAAGATGGCGCAGGCGGTACTGTCCTCGGTGTTTGAGAGCCTGCCGGATGTCGCTCAGGGCGATCTTGCGCCATTCGAGGGCCATGAGTAGGAGGATGAGGGTGGTGGTGAGTTTCATGCTGTCTGAAAGGTGCTCGCAGCTTCCCCTGCGGCTGGTAGGTGTGTCTTTGCTGTCCTCGCGCTGGGTTTCTTGGCCCCAGTCCATCCGGTCGCAGTGTCCGCGCCCTGGTGTCTCGACTCTGCCTGCCCGGCAGATGGGAAATTCATGCAGCCTCAGCAACAGGCGCGCCGATCAACTCGTTGACTCGAATGTAACGGCGCACCCATTCGATGCCGCGCGAGGTGAAGCGGGTCTGCTTGAAAGCGTGCTCATTGGCCTCGCCTGTCTTGATCGCGAAGTATCCAGCATCAAGCCACTGCGCGAAAGGCTGGAGGCTGCCATTCTCGCGGAAGAGCACCTTGCGCTCAAAGCACATGGCAATGAAGGCGTTTTGCTGAAGGCCCAAAATCTTGGCCGTCTCGCGGATCCCAAACAGGCCCTCCGCCTTCACGAAGCGCTCCACGTATTCCACGGCGGGTTGCTGCTGCGCGATGGTGAGTTGCAGCTTCTCGTTTTCCTCGATCTTGTCAGCGAGCAAGCGCAGCGCGGAAGGGTGGTTGATAAAGCTGCCGGTCTTGCGGATGGAGGGCAGGACTTCGGCGGTCACCCATTTCTTGAACGCCTTGGCTTCGGGCTTGCGGCTCTTGAAGGTCAGGGCGTACAGGCCGGATTCGTTGATGAGGTTGACCTGATGAGGGATTCCGGCGCGTGGATTACCCTTATCATTGGTAAGGGTAAACTTTTCGTCGTCATCGAGGTCGCGGATGGCGTTGGTGACTTGATCCAAGCCGAGAACGTTACAAACGTCAGCAGCGATAAACCAAGGCTCGCCATCGCGGAGGATGGTGCGCACTTCGGTGCCGTGGAAAGTGAAAGGGGTGATGCTCACTTGGTGGCTCCTTTCTGCTTGCGGGAGTTGCGAGCTTTTGCCTTGCGCATGGCGAGGCGAAGGCGGCGATTGACGAGATTAGAGAGGCTGCGCCCCTCCGCTGCTGCGTCAGCCTCCAATGTGGTGATAAGGTCCGAGTCGATGCTGATAGATTTTCGCTTGAATGCTGTGCTCATAATTCGCGTTGCTGTTTTGATTCTGGAGCATGTTTAATAAACCGTCAACACGTTTAATAAACAAATTTGTGGACGGCTCCCTTTTCTGGTGTTTAATACTTGAATCATGGCTAAAAAAACCACATCCAAGCCCCGTCAATATGGCCGTCAGGCCGAGGGCAAGACTATCAAATCCCTGTCGTTAGAGACAGAGGTAGCTGAATGGGCGGAAACAGAGGCTAAAAAGCAAGGCGTCAGCTTTAGCGCCTTCGTGAACAACTTGCTCAAAGGGGGCGTGAAGCTCCTCTTTTTTATCGCTTGTTGCTCCGCTCTCTTCCACTTCGCCAGTGGCAAGCATCCGCTAGAAGCCGCGCTCTACGGCATCGGTGATGCGTTCAAGGCTGCGTTCTACGTCGGGCAATTTGCCGCTGTCACCGCCTTTGAGATCACAAAGGCCGTCCTCTCCTAGCTAACAATACCCCCAGCTCGCGCCACGCGGCAAAACAAGATTTAGCGTCTTACTCATACCGCAGCATAAGCAATCCGCCCCACCCGTCAAAGCGAAACCTGTATTACACGCACTGTGAATAACTCAGAAACATTGCTATTGACTAAGAGCACCACGCGGCGGCTCTCTATGCTGGATGGCGTCAAGGGCCGCTTGGATCTTGGCCTCACGCTGTGCTTTTTCTCGCGCTTCTTGAATCTCAACTTCGCGCTTGGCCTTTTGGCCCAGCTCTTCCAGCGTCTCACGCACAGAGGGTGTCAGAGCGCGATTGATGGCTTGCTGACGCTCTTCGCGCTCTTGGCGAGAGTTTCCCATGTTGATTGCAACAACGAGCATGAACAGGAAAAAGAAGCCGACGTAGAAGGCGATGCGCGCTCCGGCTCCATACTCGAAAAGTTTGGCTTGTTTCATGCCGCCACGATGCAGCCTGCCGCCTGATTCTGTCAACGCGAAGAAACCACTTGCACACACCCCTATGAGCACATCGAATACTGCCTCCCCAAAAGAAAAATACTGCCGTTATACCCTTGATCAGCTCAGGGAGTCTGCGTTGTTTACTCCTGAGCGCTTTGCCGAAATATCCACTGAAGTGAAGGATCGCCTTCATCCCGTCTATCTTGCCAATGGGGCCGAAGTGCCTCACGCCCGATTTGTGGAAACCTCAGCCCCCGGCAAGGGCTGGCTCCATCCACGTGTGGAGGAAGATCACCAGTGGGAACACGCCCACAGAACCGCCCTTGCATATGCCCTCACCGATGCCGAGTTCGATCTAGTTGAACGCGTTTTTTGGTCCGCCTGGAATCGCCAGAAGGAAAAAGAGCGTTTTGAAAAAGCGGCAAAAATCCCCGTCAGTGCATGGAGCGACGGAGTGTTTATTGGTGACTCATACTTCTCCAACATTGACGAAGCGCTCGATCACATCGCCTCCATGGACGAGGATCGCCCCGCTTATGCGTGGGCTGCAAAATCACAACCTGTTGTTGATGATGCTGACGCCGCAGAATACGCTTCAAACTTCATCGACTCAAACGGATGGGAGGATATGAGCGTTAACGATCTGCACGGCGTTGAAGAGCTGCAACACGCCTTGGAGCTTTTCCGCGAAAGGAACAGTGGCGTACTTAGCTTCACGCCGGACCACGGTACGGCTATCTGCATTCCTGAATAAAGAAGCCACGAACAACCACGATATAGCATGAACACCACTGCACCACCCGCCACATTCCGCGCCCACGGTAAAGATTGGTTTCCTCACACGCCGGGAGATCCGATGCCGTGCGATCCCACTAGGGAGGTATGGGTTCTTTTTCGTGACCGCCCTTCCAACTTCTCATCTAAAAAATGGAATTGGCATGATCTTAACATAGATGAACCGATGGAGCAAATCATCGGCTGGCGCTACGCCGCGCCCCAGCCCAAAGCCGAGCCAACAGAGCTTGAGCGGCTGCAGGAGGAAAACCGCCTGATGCTCATCGCGATCCAGGAGGCTCACACAACGCTCACTCAAATCCACAACCACGGACGCGGCTCCGAAGTCCTCCCTGCCCGTTTAGACGATGATCCATCTTGCTCTTGGGTAGTCAACTTCACAGCAACGACAAACACACTTCTTAAACTCCAACCCTTCATCAAGCCATGAAACTAACCCAAGAACAGAAACGTGTGAAGCTGGCGGAGGCGCTGGGGTGGCGCATACGCCGAAAAGAGAAAAGCATTAGCTGCCGCGCGAATGATTGAACACGAAAGAGGCCGCACGTGAAACCCTTCAACTGCCCCGAATGCCCAAATAGGACACAACCATGCCAAGACTGTTTTGAAACTGGAACTAGAGCGCCTTTTATGAAATCAATCACCCGAACAATTGCCGCCCGCATTGGCGACCCTCCTGCCGTTTTGAGGCTGGCGGAAAAACGTGTTCGTTCATTGGTGAACCACCACTGGCACACCCAAGGCTCTTTCAATGTGAACAACCTCGCGCAATCCTGCTATATGCAGGGAATGGACGATGCGTTTGAATCGTTGAGGGAAAAGGGAATCAGCTTGCCGTTGCCATCACAAATAGAGCAATTCACCCCATCCAATTATGAGCACTGATATGAACTACCCGCTCTCCAAATGTTGTGGCGCTGATCCAATCGGAGAAATCCATGATAGCTTTGCATTTTGCTCGCGCTGCAAGGAAATGGCCGAATTTGAAGACTGTGACGAATCACCAGAATTAACCCATGAAAATGCTGAAACGCTTGATCCAAATCATTGACGCCATTTTTAGCGAATCCTCATACGATAAAATGAACCGCGAGCGCCAAGAACGCGGTCAGCCGCCCATTGTTTTTTGGTAAAACCGCCATCGCTATGAACACTGATTTTTGGTATCTTTCATGGGCGCGCTTAGCACTTACTCCGTCCATCACCAATCGAGGCGATGGCTCTAGGCCGCGAAGGCATTGGGCGAAAGTGGGGACTTATGCAGAAAAAAGAAAGGCAATCGCTCGCCGGAACATGATTGCTCAAGAGCGTGCCGAAAACATGACGAAATTGACCAAATTTCCACGTAACACACTGTTCATCAATAACCGAGCGCAAGACTAAGGATCTTGTGCCGAAAGGCTTAAGGGTTCGAGTCCCTTCCCGAGCACTCCCAAAAACACCCCCTCTTACGAGGGGAACCTTTGTTTTTGCTCGGTTTTACCTCGGTTTTGGCTATGATTCGGCTATGGTCGTTTTGACCACCGATTGACCACATTTGACCACATGAGTGACCACAAGCCGAAATCGGCCCCTAGGCAGGAGTCATCCGCCGTCATCTGGCAGGGGTGTTAAAAAAATCGGTAGTGGGTCAGTTTGAAAAACAAAATGCAAAATAGTTCATTTTGATTGTTGACGTATGAAATCAAACGTGTATTATCTCGTTGTCAGCTCAACCCAAACAACACAACGAATATGACCGCCACCGACATCAGCCCAGCACTCAAAATCATCGGCTACGACCTCACCGACATTCCCAGCTACTGTATCGAGCAGGGCCGCATTGTGATCGCCATAGCCGACAATGACGGCGATGAAGCAGAAAAGACGCTCAATAAGCTGCGTCGCCATCTACCCATCGGTGCCGCTGCCGAATGGACGGGAAACTCAGACACTAATGGCGATGGGGACACGACCAGTGACTGCGCCATCACATGGGGGGATTTCTCCGACAATGCGGCCACCAAAAAGAATTACGAAGCAATTACGGGCCACACCATCTCAGAGTCAGTCAATGGCGCAGACATGCTGACCAAGGAAGAGGTTTGGGTGAGCGGCCTTGAGACTTGGCGCACATGGGAGCAACTCGGCAAGGTCGTTGAAATGCATTCCCCATCCAGCAAATCGCTGTAATCCAATGAATGCCAAAAAGACAACCAAGAGCCGGGGCGGAAAACGCCCCGGCGCAGGCCGGAAGGAGTCCGGCAAAGTAAAAATGACCGTGCATATCCTGCCCTCCACGCGGGCATGGCTGGGAGATAAGCCAGGTGAGGCAATTGATGCACTGCGGCCAGTGCCATGAAAGACGATCCGCATGTCATCTGGCAGGGGCGGAGCTACACCCTCACCAAATGGCGGAAGGGTTGGCGGCTCCGCAGTCGGCAGCGGGGGAATGAGATCGATTGGCACTTTCCAGGCGTGCCGCTGTCCAGGGCGAAAGAGCAGGCCATTGAGCGGTTTGAAGGGGTCGCGCCGGTTCGTGTAGCCAAGGGCATTGCCACCCTGCAAAACGTCGTGGACGCATACCGGGAGATGCCGAAACGGGCCGCTGAGAGGTCGGCCTACAACAACATCACCCGGCTGACAAAGATCGTGCGCGTGGCCTGGGGGATGGGGCTGGACCGCGCCCTTGTTACCAACGTCCGGCAGCTTTGGGCCGACTACTTCACCAAGAAGCTCGGCGGCAGGCTGGATCTGTCCACGCGCCGGCAGGGGAACGCGGCCCTGAACAGCGCCGTTCGCATGGCCTCTTCCCTTTTCATCGAACGCCTGCGTCCCCTCTACCGGGAACGGGGCATCGAAATTCCCGAGGACGCCACCAGCATTCAATGGCTTCCCGAGATGAAGAGGCCGAAGCCGCCGGCGCAAACCGACGAACTCGCGTTTGCATGGTCGCAGATGGAAGGCTCCACCATGTTCTACGCCATCGGCCTAGCTCGCTACGCCGGACTTCGGCAGCAGGAAATCGCCGCATGCCGCCGAAACTGGATCGTGCAGGATGGCGGAGCGGTTTACGTGGAAATGATGGACCGGCCAGAGGAGGGCTTTCTGTCCAAGACGGGCGAGATTTACCGGGCGCTGGTCATAAACCCCGTATTCGCCGCGTGCCTGCTAGCCTGCCCCGAGGGCGAGATTGTGCGCCTCACGCCCCTAGAAGGCCGTCGTGATCGTTGGTTTGAACGCGCTCCGCAAGCCTGGGTGAAGAAGTTCACGGGAACGGCGAAGATGCCATTGCATCGGCTGCGCGGCCTCTACGCCGACGACGTAAAGCGGCTGACAGAGGACGCCGTAGCTGCTCGTTTGGCAGGGGTGAAGGCTGCCGCTGATGCCTTGGGGCACACGAACACGCAGACCACGGTGCAGAGCTATCTTTCCACTTGAAATGGTAGGGAGTGGTAGCATTCATAATGCATGCTGGGGAAGGGGTCTATCGCAAGGTATGGCCCTAGAGAAGCGGCAGAAATGCCGTGGTCGTCTGGAACTGTTGGTTCGAGTCCAACCTTCCCTATCATACTTCCGAGGCGGAAACCTCCCGCTGACAGTCTGGCAGCGTCCTCAAGTGGGCAACGCGGGCCGGTAGAGGTGAGAGAATAGAATTCAGCGGACAAAGGACAGAGCGGCCTTTTCAGCTAAAAAACAGCGCAGTGAGCCGTTCGGGTATTGCAGTTTTGTTTGCATGTAATCGTAAGCCCCCGATGAAGCTGAAACGCTGAGTTCTGTTCTCCGAAGGTTGAATTGAGCGAATGGCTTAAAACGTGTGAGATCATCCTGCGTGGTGACGCCCGTTGTGGCAACCGCAGGCCGGTTCGAATCCCGCCCGCTCAATTCAGCCTTCCAAAACGCGGGAGAGGTGCCAGCTAGCTACTGGCGAGCGCAAAGTACGCAGCCTCTCCCGCTCCAATTTCTAGGCCCACTCCCAGCTCGCCTTAACCTTGAACGGCGCTTTGAGGCCGAATGCAGCTTGTGCGCCGGGAGCGAGATCAATCACGCCGCCATTGGTGATGTTTGTCTTGTGCGGCATCGTGTCGCCAAGTAGGCAAATGCGCTCCTTGATGCCGATGGTGACTTTGACCTTTGCCTTGTGAGCCTTAGCCTTCGTTCCAAATCGAGCTTGCCAGTCCTCGTACGGTAGCGCGACCCATGGCACGGAGGTATCAGAGAGCACGTTGTCAGCCCAACCGATGCCGGGATCTCCAACCTTGCGCGCCTTGGCTTCTGCCTCGCGCTGAGGCATGCCGAGCTTGAGGAATGAGACGAGGGCGCGTTGATAAGCGGCCATGTCGGCGCAATCGCCGTAGGAGGTGGCGTAGCCGGTAATCACGGCGTCACATTCACGGGGTTCTTTGCCGCCTGCCGCGCTTTAATGTTGGCGACCTCCTGCGCTGTCAGCCCTGCAATAGCGCCAGCCTTGCCGCCTTGTAGATAGCCAAGAAGGGCAGCATCGCCATCCTTGATCGCGTTGGCTGTGAGCGTGGCCTTCTGCTCAGGGGTGAGTGAGCAGCTTGCGAGGCTCAACAGGCACAACGAGGCAAGAATCAGCTTGGGGGTGTTGGTGCCAAAAATGAGGGCATTCCAGACGCCTTTCAGCCCTCCGTTTGTCGTGAGCGCATGCCAGCAACGGCCAAGGATGGGGGTGAGCACGATGCACGCGAGCGCAAAGCCACGGTAGCCTTGTGGGATGATGTCGAGGATGGGATCTGCTGCGGGGTTGGTGGTAAGGTCCATAGTTTGCTGGTATGTTGTATTAGTCGTCGGAAGGGGGATTTTTAATCGTTGCAGCCACCTTCCCGGGGAGCTTTCCCACTTGGGAAGAGATGCCATGGATGCGGGCCTTGATGTCGCTCACGTCGCCGCGCAGGGAGTCAATTTGTTGGTCATGGTGGTCGAGCTTTTTCGCATGCTCTGCGATGGTGGTGACGATCTGGCCTTTGAGGTCGCCCACCTGCATCATCGTGCCGCCAATGGTTAGCACGCTGGTGATGATGCCCAGCAGGATCAAAATGTGATTTTTTTTCGAGTCGCTCATGCCGCCGTCGCGATGATTTCTGCCTTCCGTTGTTCGGTGATTATTCCAAGCGTTACGAGTCGCGCAAGGCCGCCAGATACGCGCGGATCATCCGGTTGCATTGCGGAGAGCCACGTAGAGAGTGTTAGGCGCATGCCAGCGATGGCAGGATCAGTGCTGAGTGCAATTGCCGCTTTTTCTTGATCCGTGAATGCAGCCATGAAGGATTCTGTATTGACCCACTGAGGCGGCATGGTCTCGATGGTCCAGCCGCGCACGACTTGGCGGGCATCGAAATCGATGCTTTCGGTGGCGTGCAGCACTTGGCCGAGGCTGATAGTTGGCTGCTCCTGCTGGATCACATCAAGCACTAAATAGCTCGGGTCCAGTCCGACAACGTCGCCGTCATCATCACGCGGATAAGGCTGGAGTTTCTGGCCGATCAGGTCATAGAGAATTTTCATGAGTCGGGAAATTGGTTTGTCGGAACGGAGGACACATCGCGAGAAACCCCTTTGGTCACGCGCACTTCATCAATCCACGCATCAACTGTTTGAATGTAGGTTCCCGCTGCGTAAGGGAGAGAGCCGACGGCCATAGGCGAAGCTCCGCCAAAGTTGCTGGCGTTGGTGGTGTTTGAGCCGCTTTGTGTGCCGTCAATCCAGAAGGAAATGGCCGTTCCTGTGCGCTTAACTACCACGTAATACCATACGTTTGTTGATGGCGTCCAGCTTCCACTCTGCGCCACTTGCGAGTTGCTGTAATAGAGGTAGAGGCCAGCTCCGGTGTCGTTTCGCCACTGAAAAGACCAAGCTGGGTAATTTGAGATAAGCGTTACAGCGGTAGTCGGCGCTGTGTTGAAATTAACGAACAACTCAACCGTGAAGTCTCCAGCCCCGAGATCAATATCACTCGCGGCTGCGTAGGTGAAAGCAGAGCCAGCAGAGGGAAACCGCATGGAAGCGGTGCCAAACTTTACGCGGGCGGTGGAAAGCTGCGCGGAGCCTTGCGCGGTGTCTGCGTGGCCTTTTTGATCAACGGAAGATGTGGCCCCATTGGAGCCGTTGCCATGAAGCAAAAAGCTGACGTTTGCATAATAAGGATCGCTTCCGCCGCCTCCGCCGCCAGAGGTGAGCCGGTAGGAGTTGATGAGCACGCCACCAAAAGCTGGAGATGCGAAACCTGCCGCGAGCCAGAGGCAGGCGATAGATTGAAGGAGTTGGTTGATGTGTTTCATCGTGTGCCGACGAGGGTGACTTTAAGGCCTTTGCCCGCGATGGTGCTGCCGATCTGGTCTAGGTTAATCGTGATTTCGGCATCGTCTGCGAGGGAGGAGTCTGAGATAACGCCAGGCACCGCTCCGCCGACGCTGGTGAATGCGGAGACTGCGATTTGAGGCTTTGTGCTGAAAATGGTGGTGCCGGACTCTTTTACATCGACGATGATCACGGAGCCAGTGGGAGCGGTGTTTACGTTCAGCCTCACACTTGTGAGCGTCATCGCATGCGGCATGCGAAACGTTACTTTCGCTGTGCCAGTGGTTAGCGCCGTAGTTTCGTCTGAACAAGCCACCACGATTTCCACCGGCAGCGCCGTGATGGTAGAGGCTGCTTGCGTGCCGGTATGGTTTGCGCGGGCGAGGGGATTCGTGGAGAGCTTGGAGTTGCTAATGCTTCCGGCGAGCATCGCGTCTGTGATCGCAGAGTTGGCAATCGAGAGGGTGATACTGCCGCCGCCGTTTGTGACCGTGATGCCGGAGCCTGCGGTCAACGCGGCTTTAGTCAGCGTGTTTCCAGTTGAGTTGCCGATGAGGAGTTGGCCGTCTGTATAGGTCGTCTGGCCGGTGCCGCCGTAAGATACCCCGACGGCTGAACCTTGCCATGCGCCCGCGCCAATGGTTCCCAAAGTGGTGATGCTGGTGGAGCCGGTCCATGTGGATAGGGCGGTATTTTCCACTTGGTTCAGCGCCATGGCTGACTTTAGTGTTGTTGTTGCAGCGGTCCAAACTGGAGCGGATGCAGCGGAGCCGGTGCCTGTGCTGGTTAGGACATACAAAGATGCGGCAGTAGGGCCTGACAACTTGCTCCACGTGTTTGTGGCTGAGCCGTAAATAACATCACCGACCGACACATTGCTAAATCCCGTGCCGCCGCTGACCGCTCCGATTGTGGTGGTCGTGGAATAAGTTGATCCATTCCAGGTGATGAAAGTGGGTGACAATGCAAGGCCGAAGCCAGCCGATAGTGTATCGAGTTTCCCATTCCACGCCTGCACATTCGTGCCAATCTCCAAACCCAAAGCTGTGCGCGCACCGCTGGCCGTGGTGCCTCCAGTGCCACCATTTGCGACGGGGAGTGCGGTTCCGCTCAAGCTGATGGAAATGGTTCCGCTGTTGGTGATGGGAACTCCGGCGACGGAAAGGAAACTGGGAACGGAGGCATTGACGCTGGTAACAGTGCCCGAACCGCTGCCGCCACCGCCAAAGCCAGTGGCAGTGCCGTTGTTGATGATAGACGCTCCCGAGTTGATCGTGATCGACTTGCCGGACGGAATCACGATGCTGTCGTTCACTGCCTTGGTGCCGATGGCCTGCGTGACGTTTTGCGTCGGCGTGGTCGCTGCACAGGCTGAAGAAGCGAGGAGGAAAAATGCGAGGAGGTGTTTCATTCAGCGTCAGGGGTTGGCTTGTCGAAGGTGGAAAGGATTGTTCCGTTCAGCGGCGGTTCTCCCGGCGTCTCGGATTGGAATGGCTGCGACAGCGCAACGGGGCCATTGTTGCCACCGAGGAATGCAGCCGGGGCGGTGCTTGCCTTGGACTGGTACCCCAGCGAATTCAGGAAGTTGCGTCCATCTAAGGCTACCTTTTGCAGCTCGCCGAAAAGGTCGGGGCCGAAATGCTCGGCGTAGTCTTCGGGGCGCAGGTAGATCTTACCCGAGCCAGCGACAGAAAGCGCGATGCCGAGATTTACGCGATCTTCGCAGTACTTCACAAAGTCGTCTATCTCCTTCAACTTCTGCTGAAACTTAGAGAGCACGCGCTGGTGCTCGATGGCTAGAACAGCCTCCCGAGGGGTGTACGCGATTTTGACGAACGATGGTTTTGGCGGCGTTTCCATGGCTTAGGCGATTTGCACCCACACTCGGGCGTTGGTGCTGGCGTTGTAGTCGGAAGGGCGAACGTACCCGGCGCTGGCGTCTGTATCGTTGGTGCCGTCTTGAAGTTGCCACGTATGCGGCACGCCAGAGACAACGGTAAAAGCCACGCTGTTGGTATTGATGACGCCTCCCGCCGTGGTGAGAGACTCAAGCGAGTTGTCTCCCGTGTAGGCCAGAATGGGTTGGAATGCCGTGCGGGTGTAGATTGGCAGCGTTGACACTGCTGCCGCGCCGATTGGCATCTTGAGCATAACGCCCACGACTGCCGCAGTCTGCTGCTGCGCAGCGCCTGTGAGCGTCACAGTGAGTTCAGCCTGAGTGAAGGTCGCGCCGTCCAGCATTTCACGAACGCCAGCGGTTGAGAGGTTGAGGAACGCCGTTTTCGTCGGCGGGATCTCAAGCAAGGAATCGTCAACAGTGAGCGTCATGCTCGATTGGAAAGCGATAACGAAGCCGCCCGAAACCGCCCGCATGACCTTACAAGGGGCGCTGATGAGTTCCAAAGCGGTCTGGATTTCCATCGCAGATGCGGTCAGTGGAAGGTAGCCAGTCGTTCCCGTGCCAGCCGTAAGGGCGAAAAAGCCGGACGTCGCGGCGGGGTCAAGCTTCAGTGTCCACACATAATCTCCACCCGTCACAGTGCTGGCTGGCGTGGTCGTTCCCGCTGTCCATGCGTCGGGTACAATTCCAGCAGGGGCCGATTCTTGAAGCTGCACGCGCCACTGTGCCGGAGTGCTGGACGTCCCCGCGGTGAGTTCGGTAATCGCCGCGGTAACGGTGGTAGCACCCTGAAAGGCGATTGTCCCCGCGGTCTGAGCACCGGCCGCAGAGAATGAAAAAATCCAGTCGCCCGGGTCGCCCGAGACCATCACACCGCCAGCGTCCACGATGCCGGTCATGGGTGAAATAATGGCCGAGACCTCCGTTGCTGTAGCATCTGCGCTGATTGGCGCTGATGTGCTGCCACCGAAAGTCAACGTCCAGAATCCGAGCGAAGGCCGGGAGTTTGGAGCGCCAAGGGAAAGGCTTATTTCGTAGCCGCTGAGGTCAACAGTGTCGAAGGCGCTGGAATCGTGCTGCGAGCGACGATAGGCCGAAAGCTCCACGGGAAGAACATCGCCATAAATCAGGGGCGGCAGGCTCAAAACCGCATCAGGGCGGGCGGTGGAAGGGATGAATCGCCCTTCGTCCAAGAGCATGCGCAGTTTGAGAGCCATGCAGCACTAATGCAAACAAGTTGCAGTAAGTCAACTAGGTCGTGTTGCTCATGAATGGCCGGAAACAAAAGCGGTACATGAAGGCGTTTGAGTCGTTCGCGGCAGACGGCAGGGGAATTGTTAGGATCTGCTCAGGCGTGGTAGCATCCAGCACGACAGAAGAGAAGCTGCTATACGTGAAAGCGCCCGTTGTGCCGTTTCGTGTTCGGGTCGCGTATTCGACTGTGCAGGCAATGAGTGGATTCCCCAGCGTCCAGCGGATTTCATACGTCGTGCTTGACGCCGAGTTGTAGGAGCTTGAACCGGCGTTGTAGCAGACTCGCGAAGGGTCGCCAACTGGAGCGGTCAATTCTCGTGAGCGCTCATACTGCGCCTCATACCATCGGCCATAAATGGATGTTGCATGAATCACTGCACCACTGGCGTTTGCCCATGAGGATGTTGTAGACGATCCGGTGGCCGTAATGACCTGCGTAAACCGCGTGGCGGTGCTCACCTTCCCATAATACCGGGCATGGAAGATGGATACGGGGGCAGCCATGGTTAGTCTTGGCCGGGGTAGCGTGGATTGCAGTTCAGTTTCCCGCTGTTGCTGGCGTCATCCTCGAAATAGCAGCCGATGGGGCCGAATCCGTTCTGGAACGAAAAAAGGCCATTCACGTATTTAGCTAGCAGGAATTTGAACGTGCCGCCGCTGGATTTGCTCAGCAGGTCGGCGGAGGTCGGCAGCGTGGTCGTCTTGTCGATTGTCACCGTTCGCGGCGTGAGTTGTTTGGCGAAAAGGTTGTCCGATGTGAGTACCCACGTCCCGGTGATGGAAACGACAATATACTCATTGCCCGAACCGCTAAGGGTGACGTACGGCGGCGTGGCGTCATCCAATGCCGTCCCGCTGATTTTGGGCATCTCGCCTGCAATGGTTCCAGGGTAAACGTAGACCTTGAGTCCGTTGGAATAGACTTCAAGGGGGCTGAGCGTGTTGGATGACGGGATGTTGTCCACCTCGTAATTTTGCGTTCTGCCATCCACTGAGCTTGAGAACATGTTGGGACGCGCAACCGGGGCAGAGTCCACAATGGACCCTTTTATCTCGTCGCGTGAAACGTAAACTAATGGACGTGGCATAACTATTAGGCTGTGGCTTGATCGCTGTATATTTCCTCTTTCCACAAGCGCGGGCCGGACAAGGCTGCTGTCTTTGTCACCTCGAAATAGACATTGCCAATGCTGCGAATCTTCATCCCTGTGAAAAGCAAATTGCGCTCACCGCTGAGGCTTGGAATCGTGTTGCTAAGGTAGTCAGATTGAATGATCTGGCCGAGCTGGCTGACAATGTTTTCATCTGGCCACTCTTGTTCTATGCGAGTCTGAGAAATGACCTGAATAGGCACGTAATAACTGCGAATGCCTGCAAATGGGTTGAGTTTTCCGCTTCCAGCCGGGTACTCTGATTGGAAAAATAAAAATCGCCCGTCTTTAGGATCAAACCTTGCTCCGTTTAATGGCTCGCTCGGTGATCCAGCAAATTCATTAAATCTTGGGTGTGTGTCGATTGGCTCTGCGCTGCATGTGATGTCAACGTTGAGGTCGTCCGTAAACTCCGGCTTAGTGTGATCCGTGTCCTTGCCTTCGTAATGAAGATCAATCCGAACGTCGTTACATCCAGCCTCCCCCGTATGCGTGATCGAGCCAGAAACGAGTACCACGTTGCTGTAATCCTCCGACTCGTTGCCCTGCTCCAAGATTGCGGTGTCGCCGCTGCTCATGCGATAGCTGACATCGTAAGTCGCTAGGCCGTTCCGCTCGAAAGCGTATCGAGCGCCTGGTTGCTTGATAAGTCCTGTGTCTCCAAAAAGTCCCATAGTGTTAGCGGATTGCTGCTTTGCCTGATGCGTAATAGACGGGCGGCGCCGTGCTGTTGCCGCGATTCTGCGCGTAGAATACCATCTGCTTAACACCGTCGCGGATCTCCTCTTGCAGATTGGTCTGCTTCGCGGCGTAGTCGGTCAGGCTGACAAGTCCAACGCCGCCACCGCCACCGACAGCCGCGAGGCTGGACACGCCGAAATTTTGCGTTGCCGTGGTGTTGGTGAAGCCTGGGGAATTGCTTGAACCCTTCTGGAATTTTTCGAGGGCGGCTTGCAGTTTTTCAAACAGTTCGGGAGAGCCAAACGAGGTTGTAGCAATGGCCTCTTTCAGCGCATCGAGCAAACTGCCTGCTTTTGGCATTTCCGGCTTTTGATTCTCGCTCTCTCCGAAACCGTTGAGGAGGTTCTGCATGGCCGCCTCTCGCTCTTTCATGTTTTTGGCGAGGTCGTTCCGGTCCATGATGCCGGCGCGGGTGTCCACCATGCCGAGGGTATTGTACTTCACCAAGGAGTTCAGTGCGTCCCCTAGTGACACAACGATGGCGTCGATGATGTTGGCAACGGTGTTCGTTGTTTGGAGCATCATCACAGCAAAGGTCTTGGATACGCTGCTGAATGCGTTCTGGAAGACTTCGAGCAAGTAGGCCCCCAGCGCCTTGATGCCCTCCCAAAGCGCCTTCAAACCGGTCCAGAAACCCTCTGCCGAGTACAGGGCGATGGTCTTACCAAGGATCTCAGATGCGTAGGTAAAGGCGGCGGCGGCAAGCTCCCCCATTGTGCTCCAAAGCTGCCCATCAAGCGCAAGCTGGGAGACGATGGCGATGGCGTTGGCAATCGGAGTAGCAAAAGACTCGCCCCATTTGCTGAGATCGAGAGCAAGGAGCCGGTCAAGCAGAGGGTTGATAACTGGGGCGATTTTGTCGGCCACTCCGAGCCAAAAACCTTTGATGCGTTCACCGACGCCGAACAGCTTCAAGCTAATGTCGCGAAACAGTCCTGCGTCGCGCTGCATGATTTCCGCATTGCGGCCCAGCAGGTTCGCGGCCTCGCTCATGCTGATATTCTTCGACGCCGCCGTTGTGAATTGCAGGTACGCGCCGGTCGCCATGCCGGTAGCGTGCGCCAGATTCGCCAATTCTTCGCCCGTGTCGAAAATGTGCGAGAGATTATCCCGTATCGCAGAGAAAAACGATGTGATTGCACCGGCCCCGCGTGTGAAGGCCGACGCCAGGACATTTCCAGCGGCCACGGCGAGGGTGTCTCGCAGAAAGCTTCCCATCTGCTGAGAAATCTTCATGACAGCTTTCGCCCCGGCCTCAAAAGCCGAGTAATCGAGGCCGATCGTCGCCTGCGCTGAGCCTTTTTTCGCCATTCGGCACCGTTACGCCGAAAATCCGATGTTGCAAGTTAGTTGCATTAAAGGGGTAGGACTTGCCAAGCTCCCGGTTTACCCAATCATGCGCGGCTGATGTCCAGTGGTAGAAGCTGGCAGAAGATGATAGGTCAGGAGGATGGCGGGAGACGAGCAGCACCCATTTTTTGTGGCAGGACTTGCAGCCGGTGGAGTTTTGCTCAACTAGACCGCTCCAGACCTCCAAAAACAGCGCTGCGCCTTGCTTTGCGGCCTCGTCGGGATGCTCGGGATACGCCAGCGCGAAGGCGTGGAGGAGCTTCCAGAGGGCGTTTCCTACGGCGGGTATCATAATCCTGCGCTCTGTGCGGCCTCCGCCAGTTTCCGCTCGCAATACTTGGCGATGTCTGCGGCCTCGTCGTCTAGTGCCTTCTGCGTCGCGTTCCCGCTTTTATTCGCGGTCTGCTCGGCCCCCGGCTGCTCGTTGATGAGTGTGACCTGAACAGACGCAGCGCCCCGCTTTTGCTCGATTTTGCCGCGTTTGGGGCCTCTCACGCGCTTTGCTACCTTGGGAGAGCCGCCAAGGGCCTCAACGGCAGGAAACCAGCCCGTTGTCGTGAACGTGCGGGCCTGAATACGCGCCCGAATTTCCGCCTTCACCTGCTTCTGTCGTGATCCGCCCTTGGTCTTGATCGCAGGCCGTGTCTTGAGCTTGTAATCTACCCTCGCCGCGTCCGCCTTGATCTGAGTCGGCGTCGGCGCGTTCTGCTTGTAGATGCGAATCAGCCGCATGCCCACGTTTTTAGCGCGGCGGCGAATTTCCGTGTCAGGATCGATGTTTTTCTTGAGGTCGAAGTACTGACGCAGGGAGGCTTGCAGGGCGCTATCGTCGTAGCTGAAAGCTGGCATGGTGGAAGATGCCATGAGATGGCATGGCCGCAAGGGCGGGTGTCTATCCCGCATGCTCTCGGCTCATTCCTCGCTTGTCTGCGGCTCCCACGAATCAGCGGTGACAATGCGCTGACTTGTGAGCGCAACGAGCGGCTGACGCTGGCGCAAGCCCATCTTGGACTCCCATGCGGCGCGGCGGTCAACGACACGGATCGTTACCGCCTTTACGCGCTCCTCACGGTGGGCGCGAGCCGCTAGCTGCCGCTCAAGTTCTGCGACTCGGGCGACAAGCGCAGGGTCTTGAACGAGAACGACGGCTGGAGCGGCCTGCATCCTGCGCAGATTCTCGGCCGCATCAGGGAGGCGGGCGAGAGTGTCGGCGCGTGGAGGAATGCGGACTTTTCGACTGGTTTTAAGTGTTAGGATCTGGTTTCTCATGGCATGGTTTATGTGTTTTACCGGGCTACCGGCGAGGCGGGGTGATTCTTGGCGGGGACGCTCGGCAGGTGCCGAACCTCGATGGCGATGTACTGCGGCTGGTCGAGGTCAGAGCGACCTAAGCCGATGAGTTGAAACGAGGGGTTTGAAGAGAGGAGGCGGGCAATCTGCTTGTGGATTTCGAGGATGTCGGGCGGGGTGTGGGCTGGGTCGTTCATGGCTTTGTGGTGTTGGGGTTTTTCTTCGGGCGTCCGCGTGGCCGAGATCCCGGCTTTGGAGTCGCGGAGCCGTTGGCTTTGGATGATTTGGCTTTGGCTTCGGATGTGATGGAGCCGAGGAGCGCGGCGGGGTTAATCTCCTCAGTGTGTCCGCATTTGGGGCAGGTGTGTTTCATGGGCGTCTATGCTACCTCCTTCATGGTTTTGGCTAGCACGACTTTGACGTACCCTGCATTTTCCACGTCGGCCAAGTGGCGAATGCCATTCGTGATGTCCGTGTAGCTGTCGATGCATTCGCGCACATTGATGCACTTGCCACTGATTACAGAGTAATCGTTTGCGGAGGTGGCGGTTACGGTTTTGCCGATAAAGGACTTGAAATCGTGCAGTGTTTTCATGGTGGTGTTGGGTTCCTGTTACGCCTCTATAATAACCTAGCGTTAGGTTTACACAAGAAGAAAGTGCGGATTTTTTCGCTTTGACTGAAAAAAAGCGCGTGTCAGGCTTCCACTTATGAAAACGGCGGCATTCATTTTCCTCATTTCTTGCACCTCGGCGCTGGCTCAGATCGGCGCTGTGGCAGATTCCATCACGATCACCACAGCGGGCGGGCTGGCCGTTTTGAAGCATTGCAAGGTGATCAAGATCGATCCCGATGGCGTGCGGGTCATGCATGATGCAGGCATGGCAAAGGTGCCGTATGAATTCATGCCTGAATCGTGGCTGGCTGCTTCCGGTATCAACAGGGAGACGGCGAAAGCATACCGGGAAGGATTCAAGGACGCGATTAACGCGGCGGCTAGCGCCCCTAGTGAGCCACCAGCTCCAGCGTCTGTTGTGCCTGCCTCCACGCCAGCGAGCAAGCCAGCGACAACGAAGGCCAGCAGCGTAAAACGCACTCTCGGCCAAATCATCAAGGTGCCGGACCCTCGTCTTATTCCAGGCATGATTTTGGTGCGTATTTTCGCCGGCGAGACAGTGCTGGTTGAGGCTCCGCAACAGAGGGGAAACCCGCGCTTTGAGGCCGTGATTGTACCGACTGGAAAGACGTTTTCTTACCTGAATGTGAATTACCCTGTCTATGCGTTAGGGTCGGAGACCCCCTAGTTTGCCTCTCTCCCACGCAGCGCCGCGAGCAGAATACCCCTCGCCTGCTCGGTGATGTCGCCGGCTGATTCGTGTTCGTCCAGCCAAACGGGATGCGCCCCGTTGTTGATGGCGAGGGCGCAAAGGTACTGCTGAGCCTGAGCCAGCGGGAGCCTCTTTAGAATGTCATCCGCTGTCATGCCCAGCGGACCAGCCAGGGCGATTACTAGGCTGGCTCGGAAGCAGGGCCGTGCTTTTTTTTTGCATCCGGCTCAAGCTCGCCCGGTGTCGGCTCGTCTTCCACAACGGCGGTACTGCGGTTGATCTTCGTAAATTCGGCCTGCACGTCGGCCATGGATTCCATGATCTCGTTTAGCGTGCGATTGCGCATGATGTTTCGGCGCAGTTTGTCGAGGTGCTTGGGGTCATCGTCGCAGGCGTCCATTTCATCATCCGAGCAAGTCAGAAGCGCGATAACCTCGGCAATCTTGGGTACGATGGCGCCCGCTTTACCTGGATCAAAATCAGGGTTGGGTTTGCCATCTTCCAGCATGGGCGCGATGACTTTCTGAAACTGCTTGATGCTCACGCCGATGGCCTGAAAACCCTTCTCGCCGGTCACGAACAGGTTGTTTGCCCGCCGCAGGATCTCTACGACAAGGGCAGTCACCCGGCGCACTGGCTTGAAGCCTGCCACTGCGGCCTTGGTGCCGTTGAAGGCGTCCTCTACCTCGGCGGCGCGTTTCTCGTCGGGGGTGAGATTGGAAGGATTGAGGAGGGCCATGGTATTACGTGGTATTAGGCAGCGTCGCGAAAAATCCGCTCATGCCGGCGCATCGTTGTGGTTTCGGTTTCCAGCGGGTTTAGAGTCGTCACCACGCCTTTGCGAGCGAGGGAGCGCGAGAACTTGAGGAAGGGGTTTTGATTCAGTTCCTGGATGACATCGCAAAGGGTATTCCAGTTGCAAATCTGGTCGTGGAGCATCTGAACCACGAATTGCAGCCCTTGCGGCAGGATTCGCTTTGTCTTTTCGGTCAGTGTCTCCATTTCGGCGCGTTCGCCCCCGTCAAGGTGCCCGACTTGGCTCTTGTGGCGGAGTTTTGCCAGCGCATGAGCTGCCGCAACCATCGAGCAAGTCAGCCTGCCAAACGTCTCGCTCTTGATTTCGTACACGAATGAAACCTCAACCTCGGCAAGATCGGGAATGCCGCCCACATCGGAAACGCCCTTTTTTGTCACGGCCACAATGCGGTTGGCGTTATAGACGATGGCAATAGGCAGGGTGTTGCGCGTTGGAAAGTCAAGACTTCCAAGAGTGCAGGCAAGCAGCGGGTCACGGGTTGACCAAATACCGCTTGGCGGTGCTGGATGGTCGGTTAGACCAAGGGCTGACATTAGATGCCGTCGTTGTTTTCAGCTTCAACGCTGAATTTAGCCCACTCGCCAGCAGCCTCGTTGTACTTGGCGCTGGTGCAGACGAAAACACTCCCCGGCGAACTCATGTTCGTTGTCCACGCGGTGCCGAATGAGGCGATGGACGCGCCGACGCTGGCAACGCACACGCCACTTGCCGAGCCGCCCGTGATGAAACCCTCTGCGGAGTGCTTTGACATCACGTTTTTGGTGTAGCCCTGGACGTTCTGTCCGCATTCATCAGTCGTCTTCTTGTATTCGCAAGAGGTGTCAGCCGAATACGACTGTGCGAGGATGCCGGAGACAACTCCCACGCAGCGGGTCAAAAGGGCGGTAGATCCAAAGTTAGCCATAGGGGTAGTGCGGTGAGAATTACAAAGCCGGTTTCAGTTTTGCCGCCGCGTCGAAAGTCTGGCCTATTGCAAGCAATTTGCAAGTGTAAACCGCCTGATGAGCTTTTTCGGTGGGCTGGTTGGAACTACCAGTGAATAATGCTTCGTAGCAGTGCCAGTCGTCACGGGTGGCTGTGAGTTCTTTGGAGAGGATGCGCCATTGCGTTGTCAGAACCTCTTCAATGGCGGCACATTTGGCGTCGTAGTCCGTAAGGCTGTCGCCAGCCGGCAGACGGATCGGGTAAAGCAGAGTGATTTCCGCCTCCACACCGTAGATGCCAGATGTGGGCACGTCCTCAGGGCCTTGCTGACAGGCAACAATGATGTCGCCGTATCGCTTTGGTGCCTCGCCTGCCTGTTGGCGAAAGGTGACATTAGCAAGCGTTGGGTGCTGTTTCAGCCGCGAGATTAGCGCCGATTCGGCTTTGGCGGTCAGTTTCATACGCTGGCGTCCTCCGGTTCGCAGGTGGCTACAAGCTGGTCGCTCGATTCGTCGAATCCCTCACTGATGGCTGTGATGGTGAAATTCTTCCATTCGCCCTTAGCCATGATAGCGACCGTGTGATGTTGCGCGGGTCGGTGTTTCGGGTCGAATTGGGACTGGTTGAACACAAGGGTGATTGTTCCCGTTGCCCCCATCCCGCCAGTCTCCAGCGGCATAGACGCCTGTGCATCGTCAAGGCTGGCCTGGAACTCGATGTTGTCCCAGCGCACGGTTACGGTCAGCCATGCGAGGGAGGCCGCGAAGATACGATTCAGCACCGCCTTGTCAGCGCCCAAGATCGTGCCAGATGGCAGTACAGCGGCCCAATTCGCCTCATTCGCCCGCAGATTTGCCTCCCAGAATCCCGTGGGATCATTCGCATACGGCGGCGCTGGCCGTTGCTGGTTTTGAGGACTGTTGCGAGCGCGGGGCATGGTCAGAACGTGCCAGGGATGGGGTAGAGAGCACTGCCTTCGTGCTGAGTTACACAGCGCCGGTCGATAAGGATTTTGCCCCCAAGCGAGCGCCAGAGGTCGCAGAAAGCGAAGTCCTCGGAGTGGCCGCCAGGGAGCACGCGCCAGAAAGCATGAGCCTCGCGGCTAGTCTGAGCGCACAAGTATTCGGGAACGTGCGGCTTCATTGCCTCGAAAACGGAGCGATGCACGCGCATGAATCCTCGGGCGGTGCGTTTTACTTCGCAGAGGTCACTTTCACCACTGAACGGCTCGGGGTTGCTTTCGAGGTATTCAGCCGGGTAGATCAAGCCGGGCTGTTTTTTTGGGTAAAGGCCGAACACCAGCGGTTCGTCATGGGAAAGCAACCAGTCAATGTGTTGGCGGCTGAAAACCACGTCTGTATCCACCACTAACATCTCGTTGCAGTCGCTTTCGAGAAAGTAAGACGTGGCGAGGTTCATTGCGCCATCTGGGTAGGGGTAGGAGATGCTTGCGGCGGTGAATGCGCGGCCAGAGAACGCGGCCAGCATGCAAATCGCCCAGCTTGTGCGGCTGAGGCCCATCCCATTGTCAATGATCGGCAGAAAGAGAGGTTTGCTCATGTGGGGAAGGAAGTGAGGCAAAATGAAAAACCCCACACGGAGCGGCGGCAACCGTGCAGGGCTTTTTCACGCGCCATGAGTAACGACGTAAAATTTAGAGCTTCTCGAAGTTGGCGCGGAACTCGTCCTCGGTGCCGTCCCAGAAGGCGAGGGGGCTTTTCGCGTGGTGAGTCTTGCCGCTGCGCACGTCCTCCACATCAAGGATCTTGAGTCCGAAAATGTGACCGTGAAGAGTGCCCTGTTTGAGGTACTTGTACTTGCCTTTGTAGTCCGCAAGATCTGCGGGGACTTGACGACCTGGGGTGCCGTCTGAGACAGCGATTTCTTCGGGGGTTTCTGCCGCTTTTTTTGCCATAGTAGTGAGATGAGAAGGGAGGGGAATGCGGGGCGCTCGTCATTGCGAGACGCCCCGCGTTACCACTGCCCAAGATTAGGAATACTGCGTGGTGATGAGGGTTCCGGCGTTCGGGTTCGCGATGTAAGGAGCCTTGGAGGTCTTGGCGCGGACGATGTTGGATTCCGTCTTTTCCTCGCGGTAGGTGTCCACGCCGTAACCGCCTTCGGGAGTGTAATTTTCCCAGAAGGCATTCACGCCAACGCCTTGGATGGTTGCGATGCTGTTCACCGTGGCCGTGGCCGAAGTGTCAGCAGTGCGGCCAACCCACACGTAGGTATCACCCCAGATGCGCGACATGACCTGTGTAGCGCCGTCAGCGGCGGAGTTGTAAACACTGGAGCCGATGAGCACTTTTGTGATGCCGAGATCCGCGAACGCGAGCTGCAAGTTGCTGCTGTTGACCTCGTAGCCCTTGCCGAGCTGGGACACCACGAAGTTCTTGAGCAAAGTGCTCTGCCGCACGCGATTGAACACATTGCGGCTCAACACGATGGTGTTGAGGCGTTCACCGACATCCAGGCCGCGATTGATGGCGGCGTACACGTCGTTGAAAAAGTCGATGGTCGCGAGGTTCGCCGTAGTGTAGGCGGCGATTGAGTTCGTGCCCGCGCCGAAATTCGTCGTGGACATGATCGAGGCGGCGGTCAGGTACTCGGTTGTGAGTTCCACGGATTCACTGGCCTGCTGAGCCGCAACGGATTCGATGCTGAGGTAATCAGCGTAATCCATTTCGACCTCATCGGGGATCTGCACCTCGCGCTTGCGAATCGCCACCGTGAACGAGTCGTCATCAAGCGTCATGTTCATGCGCTCGATGTTCGCGCCGGGGGCGGTCACAAGGTTGCTGTCGAGAATGCGGGCAATCTGCATGTTCGCGATCTTGGCTTTGACCAAGTGAACCGTGCGCTTGTTGACCGGCAGCGGTGGAAGGATCTGGGAATGGATGTTGAGGTCATTAAGCCCCTGTCCTTCCTGAATGATTGAGGCAAGCTCCTGACGAGGGCGGGCCGTTGCGTTGGTATATGCTGGCATGATCTGGTATTCGTGAGGAGGTTTTTATGCGACGGATTTGAGTTCCACGATGGCGAGAGCGTTGGCGGCGCCGACTTGCAGCCACTTCCCGAGAAGGACCGCGTTCGTGGAAGTTTTGGAGGCTTGGCCGGATGCCGCAGAGTAGCAGGCATCTCCGACTGCGGTTGCTTCGCTAGCCTGAATTGGCACACTGCCGCCCGCGCCGATGGGGGCCGCAAGACCGGTTCCGCTGGCCGGGATGGCCTGCAAGGTGATGTAATCACCCTGGACGCCGATGGCAGAAGCTGCCACAAGTCCGGACGAGTTGAGGGTGACACGGATGCCGCGACCAATCGCCACGTTGGTAGCCGTGACGGTTTTTTGAAGCGGGATGACTGTGGTTGCGAGGGTAGCCATAATGGTAGGATCTGGTATTAGAGTTTACCGTTTTTCGCCGCTTCGTTGTAGAGTTCGGGATTGTCCGCCGCGACGCGATGGATTGCCAGGCCGCGAGATTTGCAGCCGCTGGAAAGCTGAGCCTGAATCGCAGCCTCAAATTTGTCCGCCACCTTGTCACCATCGCCATCGTTGGTCTTCACGAAGCCGGTGGAGAGCTTTTGAAAGGTTTCCTGTGCGACCTTGAGCGCGGCCTTTTCGATCTGTGCGGCCAGCTTTTCGTCAGGAGTGTCGGCGTCGGCGTCTTTCTTCTCCTTGGCCTCCGTGTCTTTCTTGTCGCCATCGGGGTTCATGCTGGCGGCATTGGCCTCCAGCTTCGCGAGACGCTCTTCAATGGTTGCAGCGTCCTGCTTCTTATCAGCGGCAGCGGCATCCGCAACGGCTTTGGTGATCATATCGCTAATCGTGGCGAGGTCTTCTGGGGAGAGGGGCATAGAGTCGGAGGGAGAGGGTGAATCCTGTTCTTCAAACAGTGAATTAGTCGCCGCCGGACTGTCCACAAGGTCAACGCTAGCCAAATGCAAGCAATTTGCAATAGCAATTTTTTGGCCGCTGGCATCTTTGCCGAGTTTGTAGGCAACCTTGTGATTGATCGAGTTGCCGAACTCATCAGCGAAACGCGAGGCGATTCCCTCAATGAATGAGCGGTGCGGGGTGCCTTCCAAAAATTTTAGGTCAGCGTACACGCCGTTGCCTTCCACTCGGAAATTGGAGTACCCGCCAAAGGTGTCAGACACGCCGCCCGCGTGGTCGCCGCGTTGATCGAGTTTGGCCTTCACCTCGCTGCGTGCATTCCCAGAATCAGCAACCTGTTGCAGCGTATCTGCCGTGATGAAAATCGGGATCTTCTCAAGCTTTGCGTGCTCGGGATCGTCGGGGTTGAATGGCTTGAGCCGTCCCTGCTGCTCAACGCACATGTGGCCTTTTGCTGGACCCTCAGCGAGAATCAGAACCTTGTTGAACCCGTCTTGTGATGGTTCGGGCTTGGCCTCAAATTTGGTGAACACGTCGGAGAAAATGATGCGTTTGCGTTTCATGCTGCTGCGGCTGTTGGTTGCGCGGATGGCTTTGGATCTTTCGGCGTCGGGTTCGGGCCCATCATCTGAATGTGAGGCATGACATCCTGCCACGTGAGCGACACGCCAGTCTTGGTCGAGATCCTTTGCGCGGTGGCAATAGCTCGCTCCATCTTGCTTTCAGCCTCGTATTCAAGTTCCTGATCAACGTCATCCCAATACCGCCCCTCTTCTGCACAGATGTCGGCCATGGACCGAATGCCTTGCGCGTTTTCCTTGAGGTTGGCGTCAGACTCGCGGCCCACATCCACGGAGGAGCGAGCAGGGAACATCCATTGGCCCTTTGTCCATCCCTTCACCCATGGCAGCTCATCGCGCATGATGGCGGAGAGAAAGGCACGGTTTTTGATGTCGTTCAGCGCCGTGCGCTCAAGCCATTTTTGGCCGATAGGACCGTCTTCAAACGTCCGGCTTGCCCACTCGCCAATAAGGCGTGTGTAGGTGCCGGGGAGGCCCATCATGACGTACAGATATGGCAGGGGCAGGCAAAGAGCGCCTGCGATCTGTTGCAGCTTCGTTAACATGAACTCCATCTCGTTTGCTGAGGGGGTATCGTTGTCGATCATAGAAACCTGTGTGCCAGGTTCGCCATACATGATTTCGCCAGGGGCCAATGGCTGCAAACGTCCGTTCGTGGCCGGACTGGTCACGGGGTCGATGTAGTTGATCGGAGCCGTTGGCATCGGAGCCATGCCGTTAGGAGTGTTCACCACGCCGACCTTGGACCCGGCCCACTGAATTTTTGACATCCACGCTTTTTCGATGCGCCGCAGGTCGGTGGCGTCGTTCAGAACCGCATGAAATGGCGTCTTTGCCTTGTATTCGTCCGAGCGCGTGACCGGGTTAAGGTGTGAGAAGTGCGTGGCTGGCACTTCGCAGACAAACACGAATTGGCTCGTTACGGTCTGGCGATAGATGCGATAGGCTACAGGCGCGCCATTGTCGTCGATCACAACGCCGCGAATCACTCGCCCGTTGCCGCTGATGACTTGGCGGGGGTTGCCGATATTCTCCCCTTCGACGTTTTGAATTTGGTACGTGCCGTCTGGGTGGTGGTGGTGGATGATTCCATGATCTCCTTGAATGAGACACCCGCTAACGCCGTGGCCCATCTGGTCCACGAAGGTGAAGCGCCGCGTGATGTCCGAGCGCTTGCACCAATTCTGCCACCATTCCCGGTACAGGGCGTTTTCCGCCCGAGTGCCAACGGTGGGGATGAACTGGAGGTTGCCGACAACGTGCATCTTGAACCTCTCGATGATGCTTTTGATGATTACGACATCACGCGCCAATTCCTCGGCGCGTGCAATCATCTGCACTGAGTCAAGCTGATGGATCAGGTTGTCCGGCCCACGGATCGGCTGTGGCGGTGGACGTTCGCGCCCTGGACGTGCAGCCTCGTAGCTGAGTTTCGCCCGCTGCTCACGGTCGGCCATGCGTGCGTTCATCCACGTTGGAGAAATCACACCGATGAGGCTATCTAGGCGAGTGGGCTTCATTCGATGCGTGAGAAGTCAGTGTACCGGCTGGCGTAGCCGAGATTGCCGTCGGCGGCGTTTTGTGCCTTCCATGCCTGCGCTGCGTTGATGTTGGCAAGCTTGTCGTACAGGGTTTCGAGATTTGCACTTGCCACGTTGCGCCCGTTCATGCTGTGAGACTGTCCGGCCCCTTCGATGTCCTTGATCTGCTTCAAGCATGACGATTCGAGCGCCGCCAAGGTGGCGTCTGACATCAGGCGAAAACGAGAATCAAGGGGCATTCAGGATGCTGGTTAAGCGTGTGCGCCAACTCCGCCGATGATACCAAAAGATACCGTTGTCGTGGTATTCGTGACCATCAAACAAGTGGTCTTGTTACCGGTGGAGATGTCAGCAAAAGGGCACACGCCCCCTGCTGTGGCGGATTGAAACAAGGGAATGCCAAGACCGAGCCCATGGGTGCCGATGGTCAAGCCAGGGTCAGACGAAACAGCCTGTACAGTTTGTCCTGTACCGCCGCTGCCGCAGAGGATGCCAGCCACGGGCATTTTGGTGGAGTCGTTGCCATCGGCCAGTTTGTAGGTGTTGGTCGCAGAATCGAGGTACACCGTTTGCCCGCCATTCGCGGCCTCCCCGAGTTTCGCGTAGAATTTCACCGCCGAACTCGACGGCACGACGGCGGTTGCTGTGATTGAGAGATCGGCCATAGTGGCCCCACTATTGCAAATAGCTTGCAATAGTCAATGGTGGGAAATGCCGGCTACGGCTGGGAAATGGTATCGTCGGACAATTCAGAGGGGACGATGCCGAAAAGAGCGGCCATGATTAGGTTCATTTCTTCGCAGGCGCGGATATGGTCGTCAGCGTAAACCTGATGCCAGCCGGTTTCCGTGGCTCCGGTGCGCTTGTTGACGGCAGATTTCATCACCCAGGAATTCAGTTGTGAGAGGTAATCAGTGCTTCGTTTGTTCGTCCCCTCGAACGTCAGGCCGTGAACATCCTCGGGCAACTCCCAGCGGCTGCCCTGCCCCAAAAGGCGATTGTAAAGCGTGCGCCGCGCCCAGTTTTTCGAGAAATGGAACCCCTCGCTAAACAGAGATCCTTGGCGACTGGTGCCTGAAAACACGTCAATGAAGTCCTTTTTGCCGAATGGCTTCTGGATTCCCGCGATTGCCCCCGGTTGCCGATGGTCGTAGTGCATGCGGGTTTCATCCGCCATGAGCCAGTAATAGCCATTCCGAGCACAGATTTCCCGCACCTCCTTGCCTTCGTGGCGTGCATCAACGCCCACGCGGCGAGGTAGGACGCCGTAGAGTTTGCGTGTTTCCTCGACCTCGCCCCAGGTATTGCAGCGGCAGGCCGTAACGAGGCGAGAGCTTCCATCTTGCGCCCAGGCTCGGATCACGGCCCACATGTGCCGCCCGTTCTTCGATTGCACGTCCACCGTCATGAACCGGGCGTGTTCGTTGTCCCATCGGAAGGCATCGGCAACGGAATAGCCACCTGTGACAATGGCCTGAGTGCCACCAGAAACGCGGTTTTCCCACGTCTCAGCCAGGCGTTTGATGATGAAGTTCCGCAGTAGGGTTAGGTCGCCTGTTTTCTGCCGCTCGATGGCCTTAATCCATGATTCAACGATCACTTCCCACGACACCCATGGGGCCGCGAGCTGGGAGGCTTTGAAGCTCACATTGTCCGGCGATGCAGTAGGATTGCATACAACGTAGTCGCCGCGCCGGTTCATCTCTGCGCGATCGGGCATGTTGTCGCGGATCTCGCAGTTACAGCCCTCATGCGGGCAACGAAACCGGACGGTTTTACGTACCTCCTGAAAATTCCACGCCTTGCCCTCAGGCTTCGTGATGTCGTTGGCCTCCCAGATGAGAACGCGGGGCTTTTCTGCCCAGCGAGGACGCACCAGCTTGCCGCACTCAGGGCATCCGAAATGCCATTCCTCCTGCGTCCCTGCGTCAAAGGCTAATTGCTGCTCGCTTCCCTCATCTCCCGCCGTGGAGGTATTCACGATCTTCCCATCCCAGAATGCCGAGCAGCGGTCGCGGGCTTGATCGTGCATCCCCTTGGGCCAAAGGTGCAACTCGTCATTGAAGATGTACTTCGCGCTCTTGCCCTGCGTGTTCGATTCATTCGCCCCCAAGAACTTCATGTACATGTGTGCCAGCGCGGCCTCATCCTTTCGCTTGGCCGCGTGCGTGTCAGGCCAGAGGTTCGCCAGTGCCGGCATGGGCCGAACTCGCTTCAAAACTCGATCTTCCGCGAAGTCGTGTGCGTCGTCGTCCGTCTGGCAGTAAACGAGCACATTCCCCGGTGCTCGCTTCACGACGTAGCTAATTGCCATTTCAGCGAAGAGGTTCTTCCCCATCTGCGCCCCGAGTTGCAGCGTCATCTCACGGATTCTAGGGTCGCAGAACGCGGCCATGGGCTTTCCGAGCCACGGGCTGTTCTCCAGCCGGAAATTGCCAGAGATCGCAGACTCAGGCCCGAGAACATAATTCTCCTCGGCGAAGATGCTGAATGGGGAAACGGGGATCATTGCGACTCCTCAAGGAATGCGTCGATTCGCTCTTGAAGCTGAATTGCTGGCTCGTCCTCTTGGTCTTCAAGGTAGGCTACAGCGTCAGACAATAGGACTTTTGCGGCCTCTAGTTGTTGTTCAGGGGTGCTCATAAATGCTAGGACGTGGTATTCACGTGGATTCTGTCGGCCTTTGATTCATCGCCGCCTCAGCCAGCCACGAAGGCACAAGCCCCGCTCGCGTACCGATGTCGAAGGCCAAGACTTGGGACTCTCTCAAGATAGGGTCCATAACGTGCGCCACATCCCCCGGCTTTTCTAGGCCGACGATTCGAGGCATAGCGGAGCGGATGGCGTCGGACAGGCCGACTTGATGCCAGTCGAGGAAGGCACGGCAATGGCTCACGACATCGGCGCGGGGGATGAGTTCGCCAGCATCGCGCTTTGCCATCTCGACGTTCATTTCGTAGCGTAGCAGCTCGCGGAGGAATTTTAGCCATGCCTCTTCTTTCACTTTGATAAGCAAGGGGTCGTTTTGCATCAGCGCGTCATCCAGTGCCAGCCGTGCCTTTCGCTCATACTGCACCAGAGACTTGAACGCCTTACCCACGCCAGCGCCTTCCTCCTCGTCCTCTTCTTCCTCAATCGGGTCGCTTTCCTCCCTTGGCGGCGGCTTGCGCTTCTCGCGCTCCTCGCGGTCGTTCTTGAGCCATTCCGTCAACTCCCCGCGATGCACGCTCATGTTGGGACGAAATGCCGGGCAGCCTCGATTCTTGGCGTCTCGCAGCACAGCCACATCCAGACCGAGAGCCGCAGCGGCAGCTTTGAGCGAGGGGGAGATTTGGGACTGTCCAGCGGGGCGGGGCATGGTAGGAACTGGCAGGAAGTGGTATTTGGATACTGGATTTATCGAGGCGGGTCAATGGCGAGGATTTGGCAGGCCAGCGTCGCGTATGGTGCTTGTTAATCGTCTATGCTTTCTGCCTCATCGGCGATTTTATCGCGAAGCTGTTCCAGTGCAGACAATGGACTGTCGTAGCCGTTTCGTGAGTTCTTTGCGCCTGTGCCGCCGCATAGAATATCCATCCCCGCATTGGCTGCATCCACTGGCAGCGTTGCTATCTTGATGGCTGTAGAAAGTAGTTTTCCGATCATGGTTTTATATCTGGTGTGTGTACTATGATTTTTTTAATCTCGCGGGATTTTTGCGGCCTGAAAGCTTGCGCCGACCCATCGCAGAGAACTCCCAAGGAGACTCCTTACCGGGGGGGCGTTGCATAATTGAGAGTCTGTCGGCTGGTATTTCATACTTGGAAATGCCATAGTTCATTACCAAAAGGCATTGGATTTTTGAGAAAACCCCTCTTACCATCTCCCCGCTCCGCCACATCGAGAGCGCCTTTCTGGATGCTGGTAGCATGTGGTATCACCGTCCATGCCTCGCCTCCCACTTGGTTATCAGTCCGGTTGTGGTCAAGTCCCCGCCGTCAACCATGGAGCAGGCACAACGGTTGGCCTCACAGCAAATCCAGGTGCAGCCCGGTTCGTGGTGAATCTCCGGCTTGGCGTTTCGGCGGCGCTTGCAGGTGGCGTGTGCGTTGAAATGGTCCATGATGCGTTCCTCCTCGGACAGCATGCGGGTGGGTGAGGTGGTCATTCTTCGGGCGAGGTGCAAAGGTCCAGCTTCATGCGGTTGACCTTCTTGATTACATTGCGCAGGGTTAAAAGCTCGCCGCGATAGCCGAGGTGGTCCGGTTCCCGCTTGGCTTTCAGTAACGCTTCTTTTCTTTGTTGTAGAAGCCAAGTGTGCAACCCATGCCATGCGGGTGGGAATGGCCTAATGGCCTTCTTGCTGCCGACATGGGGATTCCCATATCGCTTAGAAGCGTTTTCGGCCTTCACAGTTCCACCCCCTTCCCAGCCCGTGCGGCCTGCCAGACATCAAACGCGAACCCTTTTGGATCTTTGGTCACGTTGTAATCCTTGTAGAACACCTCAAACTCCGCCCTGCTTTGCTCCTCTGGGGTCAACTCAAGACCGTAGGCGGCAAGATTACCGGGGAGCCAGTGACTCCAGCTTTCATGAATTTCATCCCATGGGGTCCAGCGGACCTGACCTAACACCCCCGCAGGTCCAATCAGGGTAACTTTACCAGTTTCGCTAGCATCCGCCTTCGTTGGCTTCACGGATACGGGACGAGGCTTGTAGCGTGCCAGTTCCGCCTGAGTCTCGGCATGCTTCACGACCAGAGCACCATACTCTTTGGTCTGCTGTGCAATCTCCTCATCCTTCCTGGCGATCTCGGCGCGGAGGGTGGCAACCTCTTGCGCCAATTGAGTGAGAGCCGCTGGCATGTCTTTTTCGTAAATGACGCCTCCTTCTTTTGGGGTGGCTGCATACTCCTCCCTGACCTTCTCCGCCACAGCAGCAGCGAAGGCTTCGCGGGCGGGGCGGTCGCTTTGGTAATGCTTTTTACAATAGCGCGGCGACAAAAACAAAGACGTGGAGAAATCTTCATGCTTTTTCATTTCTGCTAGCGCCGCTTTGGCCCCGATGTCTGCGAGTTCTTTGATGGTGGTGTTCATGAGTTGAGTTGTGGGTATGTGGTGAGGAAGGTTTTGAGGAGGTTTTCAGCGTCTGTCTGCCCATCGCAGTATCTGCATGGGTTCTCTTCGCGGTGATCGTCTGGACAGATAATCAGGTTGGTTAGCGATGTGATCGCCTCCACCAGCGGCCTGACATCCTCCAGCTTGACCACGGGAGGCGGTGGGGTGGAAAGGGCGGCGTTAACCAACTCTTGCAAATCTTCGGGGTGCTCAATTAGGCCACCAATGCGCGGCACTTTTTCCAGCGTCTCCCGCAGCGCCAAGACCTGTGCTCGGGCCTCGTCGCGCTGGCGTTCGAGGCTGCGGGCAATGTCGATGTGAACCATCTGCTTGCCGCAGGTTTCGGGGTAGTTTTTGGGATCGTTGATATAACAACCTTTGCGGGCCGCATCGTCGCTTTCCGGTGTCGGTGTGTTGCTCATCGTGCTTCCTCCTTGGTGAGAACCGCTGCGGCCCCGATGTCTGCGAGTTCTTTGTCTGTTTTCATGGTGGTGGGTGGTTATGCGTTTTTGTGTGGTGTGTAGCTCTCAACGGTGACGAAATGGCCGGGTAAACCGCTTTTGCGGATGCGCTGAATAGCTTCCTCCCCGATTGGGAAAAGGACGCTCCCAAGGTTGTTGCTGCTCGGCCCGCCGATGAAGTTGATCTTTTGCCCCATCACGAAGTAATGGCCGCAACGCTCCGCCAAAGGGCCGAACCATGGGGCGCTGCCTCGCTCGGGCAGCAGGAGAATGCCGTTGTAGTGCTCGAATGCTCGCTCTATCCAAATCTCCTTTTGTGAGAAGGGAGGGTTACAGTAGGTGAAGCCGTGCCATGGCAGGGCGAGGCCATCGAGGTTGTATTCTATGGCGAAATTATCGATGCCGATCACGGTGTTTTCACCTGCGCACGGATCAAGATCAATCACTCCTAGGCTCTCATAAACCCATGGCGGCGTTTGCAGGCAGTCGTTTGGCTTAAGCTTCATGGTATTTCGTTGTTGTTTATGGTTTCTCGGAAAACTCCACCAACTTGCGGATCTGAGCCTCGCCCTCGTCGGTGATCTGGTAGTGTGTGGCCTTCTTGCCGCCGTAAGCCTTCATGCTGGACGACACCCAGCCGCGATCTACCGCAGCCTGGACGTGCTCGCTGGAAAGCTGCCGGATGGAGCTGCGCAGCGTGGTGATGGTGACAGACTGGTTCGCGTTCTGTTGCAGCCGGAACAGGGCGTGGAGGGTGAGGTCGGTTATCATGGGTTCCAGTCGATGTTGGTGAAAATGCAATTACCCGGCTCCCGGCTGATATGCACAGCGGCGAGTTGCAGACCCATCTGCGGCCATGGTTTCTTGGGATTCGCGACATAAGCAAACTCGCGGAAGTGGAAGCCTGCTGCCTTCATGGCGTTGATGCGGGACTTCACGAACCACTGATTAGCGTAGCCGAGAAACACGATGTTGTTTGCCACCTGCATCGACTTCTTGAGGAACGCGAGAAACTTTGACCACGGCGGATTCGTGATGATCCATGACACAGGGGCGTCCCACGTCATGAAGTCCTCTTCTGGCCCGTTGGTGATGTCGCCAGAGAACACCAGCTTGATACCGTGATTGTGAAAGGCGCGGACAAAAGCGCCTTCACCTTCGCAGGGGTCCATGATCGTGTATCCATCGGGGCTGAAATGCTTCACGATGGCCACGGCCAGCGAGTCTGGCGTCATGATGCAGTCGTTGCCGCCTTTGGGAATGGCGGGTCGTGGTTTAGTGGTGGTCATTGTGGTATTTCCTTCTCTTTCGTGGTATGGGTTGAAACGGGGTTAGAGGCTTGGCGTCCGATAGCTGTCCCAGCGACACCAGACGATGCCCCCGGTCTGGTTGTGCTTGTGCTCGTTGATTCGGTCCATCAGGGTGGGGCCGAGTCCGTGGAGTCTTTGGCCGCTCACTTCTTGGCCGTCGCGGATACCGGCCTCGGACATCCAGTTGCCTATGACAACGGTCGGGCGCTTGTTCGCGTACCGGGCGTCGAGAATCGATTCAAGCACCTGGATCTGCTTCGGCTCGATGCGGTGTGCTTCGTCAATGCACAGGAACGGCACGCGCTGGAAAGCAATCATCGACTTGCGAGAGTCGGCGTCGAATCCCCCGGCCATCCGCGTCATGTCGTAGGTGCGGGTGTAAATTCCGCAGTCGTGCCCCTTCGTCATGCGATAGTAGGCGACGAAAGTAGCAATCTGCGTCTTGCCCCGTCCACGGTCGCCAGCCAGCACCAGCAGCCGATTACCGAACAGCTTCGGTGCCAGCCGCTCTGCCATTTTCAGCGCGGGGCCGTGCAGGTCGTTCAGCTTCTCGGCATGCAGGCGAGGCCAGGACGAATCCAGTTTGCGCACGGGCGGCAGTGCGGCCTGCTGGTCCACCTTGATCCCGCAAGGGTCGCAGAACGCGGTAAAACCGACCGCCTCGAACTCCGCGCCACAATCCCGGCAGATGCGCAGAGTTACCTTTTCCAGCAGCGTGATAGCGGGGGTCAGCGCTGCCGCAAAGGGGTATTGCTCTGACGCCTCCACGGCGATCTGAGAGGGCATAGCGAGCCGAGCGGAGATTTCGGCGTCGAGTTTTTGGAGGGCGGGGTTCATGACTCAGAATGGAGGGCAATCGTTAGTGTGGCGGTTGAAGCGCTGGCCGCAGTCGCTGCATTTGGCGTAGTAGCTGCGGCGGAGAATCTGGGGGCGGTGGTAGAGCCACCAGTGACGAATGCGGTGCTTCATCCCGGCCCATTCATGCCACCATTTCCACTCGCCACAGCGAGCGCAGCAGTCGCCACTAGAACGATAGTCGAGTAATTCGTGGCCTGACCACCAACAGCGGATTTTTCGGAGTGTTTTCATGGTTTGTGAAAAATCGCGTCGTCGTTCGTGAGGAATCCAAGCTCCTCGTTGTCGCTTTCGATGGCTTGCACGTCGGAGCGGAGGGCGGGCTTTAGTTCGTCTTCCCAGCGGTGGCCGTGCAGCCATGTGGCCGGGTGGGGAATGAATCGGCCATCCTCCTTACACCAGTCCTGCGAGCGGGTGTGTGCCACGACTGCGGCCAGGATCGTATCGACCATCTCGGGCTTGATCGTTTCCCACTTTTTGCGAGCGTTTTCCTTCCCGACTTTCCGAGGGTAGAGCTTCCAAAATTCGTCAAAGCGGTCGGGCTTCGGCTGAGCTTCGATCACCAGCGCCAGGGCATCGCCTGCCTCACGTGCGCCTGCGGGTGTGGGTGGGTGCGGAGGGGCGGGTGTGGGGGCGGGTGGGGATGGGGGAGTGGGGGAAGGGGCGGGAGGGGGAGCGGGAGGGGAGGAGAGGGAGGGAGAGGGAGTCACGCTTTCTGATGTGACATTCACTGTTTTAGGCGTGACATCAGGCGTGACATTTTGTGACATGTCACGCTCCTTGTCACGCTGGCGACGCTTACGAAGCGCGGCGGATGACGGCTTAACGCACTGTTCTGCAATGGTATTCTGTGGTATGTGGGTGTGCACGACCTTCAAAACACGCAGCAAATGTTTCGCTGGAATGTCCAGATTGAGAAGTTCTGAAACCAGTTCGTTCATTATTTCGTCTCCTCCTGAATCTCCCGCGTGATCTGCTCCATGGTCATCTCGCCACGGATGATCTTCTCGGCGTATTCCATCAGCTTTGCAGCCTCGGGCGTGACGCCATCACAGGCTTTGAAGTCGGCGATTTGGGCCAACATTGACTGTTCGAGAGCGGTCATTTCAAAAAGCCGCCCCATCATTTCCCTTGGTAGAACGCGCTGCCGAGACAGCGAAGCCGGTTAAGGCACAAGGGGTGATGGGGCGATATAGTTTTTGAATCATCTCTCCGGGTTCTACTCCGAATTTGTTGTTGCAATGGTATGAAATACCAGCCGCTTGTCAAGCGGCATGGTATGTCGTGGTATGGGGATTAGAACGGAATATCGTCGTCTTCCATGCCGTCGCTGACAGACTCCTGCTGAGCCTGCTGAACTGGCCTTTGCTGCGGCCTCGCTTGCTGCTGGCGTGGCGGAGGCGCTTCCTCTTCTGGTAGCGTCAGGTTTCCAATGATCGGTCCGCGCTCGCCTGCTTCCCGTGCCTCGCGGCTGAGTTCCTGCACGACGTAATGAGTCTCGCCGTTCTTACTTGGGCCTTCCTTGTTCGGCCACGCGACGACATCAAGGTACACTCCTTTTTGGCCTTTGAACATGTGCTCCTTGAGGATCTTGGAAACGTTGATTTTAATTTTGATTGGGCGTTTTGCCATGGTGTTTAGTTGGTTTACAGTTGTTTGATTCTTCCAAATTCAGCGATGAGAGCGGCATCGATTAAGCCGTCGTGAGGGACAGATGAGCGAGGAGTTGCCAGCCACGTTTCGGCAGGCCACAAGCGGCGTGCCACTGAGAGCGCGAAAGGCTTGGTATTGCCCTTCTCGCATCCTGGCAGCATGACTTTCTGCCACTGCTGCGGGGTGACTCGGTGGTGACGTATGCCTTTAACCTCACAAATGGCCCGCAAAGCGCCGTAACTGTCCCACATGGAGCAGAGGGCCTGCGCGCCGGGGGAATGCTTGCCAGGGGTTTCAAGGATCACTGTGAGGCCGGTTCTGACATCGCAATGCAGGGATTCGATGATGGTCAATACCAAGTCCGCATTCACCTCGTTACCCTTGGCCTTCTTGCGAGTCGGCATCGGGTGGGCAAAGATGGGCGCGACTCCCGAGACATCCGAGAGCGCCACAAGACCGCCAGTGAGGCCGTTGTCGATTCCGAGGTAGATCATGGCTTGATAGTCAGGTAGGCAATCACACGTTTTCCATCCTCGTTCGCACCAATCTGGAACCGGCCCGGTTTGGCCTGCTCCAAAGCCTGCAAAGGCTGCTGATTGAGGTTCCACAGCTTAACCTCGGTATAGAGGCCGTCCGGTAGCTGCTGGCCGAGGTCTGCGGCTTGGTCGATGATTTGTTTCAGGGTCATGGCATGTTGTGCTCTTTCGTGGTTTCAGAGGTTGTGGCTGAATTGCTCTTTGAGGGCTTCTGCGGCGGCTTGGATGAAGTCTGCCGCCCGCCGCGGGACAATCGCATTGCCGTAGCCCCGCAGGAGTCCCACGCGGCCGGGTACCCCATGAGCCAGCGGCTGAGAGCCGGATTCAATGCGCCGCGCTTTTCCGTCGCGGCAGGGGACGAGGTCGAAGTTTGCCCAGCCAGTGCTGCTTGGCGGGGAAGCTGGTCTAAGCGCGTCCGAATAGAGCCGTCTGGATTCGTACCCGTTGTGCTCATGCCGGGTGTGTCCTTCCAATCCCGGCTGGATGGCGTGGTCCATCCTGCAAGCGCCGCATCCGCGCTCAGCGCCCCGCCCGCCTGATTCGGTCCGCCGTTCGAGCCGTCCGTGGCTCTCGGGGTGTTCCAGCCGGTCACGGCAAGCTGCGCAATCGTTGATACTGTTGCTCCCCGGTTCTGCCCCAACCATGAACTCCCTGCGGCTGCAATTTCCTCCTGATTGCCCTGATCCTGATCCGAAGCCCTCGGGGTCGGCCATCCCGCAAGACTCGCCACATGGTTCAAGCTCACGGTCGCCTTGCTGCCGTCCGGCCTGCGTCCCGTGGCACTGGCATCCTTCGCCATCTGAGATCCTTGGGCATTCCCCACGGTTGGGGAGGGCCAGCCCGCCAATACCGCCTGATCCTCCAAGTTGATCTGGTGTCCGCTGGCGAGTCTCGCCAGCGCCTTCTCGGGATCGGCGTAGCTGCCGCCGCGCTGATTGTGGTCCGGTGAGCGCCATCCTGCCAGCGACCCAGAACAACCGCTGCCGGATATGAGGAGCGGAGAGGGTGGCACGTTCCCATTCAAGGGGCGAATCGCCACACACAATCCCGATTTCGCAGTCCTCGGGGCCGCCCGCAGCGCACAGATCGGCTGCTGCTGTGCAATATCCCAATGCCTCCAGGTCAGAACATACTCCGGAGAGCCAGATGCGCCCAGCCGCTGATGCAACCTGCTCGCCAAAGACGACTGGAGGGCGGCACTGGCGGATGAGACGGCGGAAGTGCGGCCAAAGGTGACGCGGGTCCGCCTTCCCTCTTCCCTTGCCTGCGACTGAGAACGGCTGGCAAGGGCAGGAGCCTGTCCAGACGGGGCGGTCGGTGGGCCATCCTGCGAGTTGGAGGGCCAGGGGCCAGCCGGCAATGCCAGCGAAGAAATGACACTGGTCAAATCCTTCAAGTTCCCGCTCATCGATGTCGGCAATTGATCTTTCATCGACAAAACCGTTGGGTATGTGCCCGCCGGCAATGAGTTCTCGAATCCAGGAAGCAGCTTTGGGGTCAAATTCATTGTAGTAGTTCACCGTATTTTGTGCTCTTTCGTGGTTTAAGCCGTCACAAACTGCGCTCTGTCCCATTTCAGGCCCAGGGCTTCGGCCTGCTCGGACACGGCGTCTTTGGCGGCGGTTCGCTCGGATTCGTTCAGGATCTCGTCACAGAGCAGCTTGGCCTGCAAAAGTTGCTCGGGCGACTCCGCCTGTTCGATCTGCAGCATGGACTCTTGGAACTGCGGGGATTCCTCGGGGGTGTCGATCACGGGGGCGGGCGCCGCTTCCTCGGTGCGGGCCTCG